AGTTTTATGATGTTCAAATTTTTTGTAATAAGAGATTTAGAACTAGGTGAATTTGAAATAAGTTTTATTTCTACTATATTCGGAGCTATGAGCGCTAAAGTCAACACGGTAGTCGATTTCTTTTTCGGCGGATCGTCTAAGAAAAATGAACAACAAACTAAAAAATAAATAATTATGGGAATAAATTCACAAGGAGTTGCTTATAACTTCGGACAATTAGGTAGTGCTTACACTGATTTAGCAGCACAAATAATAGTACCACCTAAAGACCACGTAATAGTTGCAATCCAAGCTGTAACCACGGCAGACGTAGTGCCAACAATTTTATTACCAGAACAACTAGATAGTAATGGCCCAAACTTTCCTCACTTTGGTTTAGAAGGTAGTAGTGCTACTTTTATAGCTGCCGCAAACACAGGTAACATCAACGGTGTAGTATCAGTAGCTTTAACAAATAGTGGCTCTGATGTAACAACAGTAGAACTAAGCGCTGGTGCTAATACTAAAGTAAAACCAGGACAGTTTGTGTTATTAGTGAATGCTGATGCGCAAGTAGATGGTGACCCAGCTTTAGCTATAGACGCTCAAACACCAACTCCAATATACAATGGGCCAAATGCTAGAGGTGTTAAAATATCTAAAGTAGTAGATGACGACGTAACCCTTGTAGGTCATGGTAATACCACTTTTGCTGGACTATCACCTAGTTCTCAAATGTTAATATGCATAGATGAACAACACGGCGCTGGTGGTATGGATGCTACTGGATTAGTTATAGCTGGAGGCACAACTATATATGGTAGATGGACTTCATTTGCTACAACTGATGGAGATCCAGTAATTTGTTATTTCGGTAAATAATGGCATTAGGTAATAATTCAGGCAAAGGCACCGCTAGACACAAAGGTCAAATAAAGCAATCAATTAAAGAACGTAGAGATGCTAATGGCTTTACTGCTATATTAAGTACCGCGAGGCAAGGTACTAGTGCGTGTGCTTTATCAATAGGGAGCAATGAATATTACCATGATGGTAGTGGTACTTTTCCAGCTGCAAATGATAAAGTTTACTCAAGAAAAAGAAAAAGTACAAGATATATTTTAGAAGATGGTCATTATAAAATGCACAATGCTAGTGATACTAGAACTACTAAAAATATAGAAATAAGTAGTGGCGAGGTATCGAGAGTTACAGCTTGCCCTTAAAAAATTAATAAATTAAATTAAATTAAATATGAAAAAAGAAAAAATGGTTGACCTTAAGCCTAAGGTTGACAAAATATCAAAAGAACATTTAACAGAATTACAAAAAGTAATAAACTTAATAAATAATGTTCAATTTAATATTGGTAAAATAGAAAGTCAAAAACACAACTTGTTGCACGAGCTAAGTGGAGTTCAAAAACAAATTATAGAAATGCAAGATATGTTTACTAAAGAATATGGTACTCATGATATAAATGTAAATGACGGGACTATTAATTGGCCAAAAGAAGAAAATAAAGATGAAAAATAATATCATCAGAAAAATTACTATAGGTAAAGATTACAAAAATGATGCCATGCATTATGCTGTAGACCAGGATGTTTATGGAGGCCATAAAATATGCGATATAGTAGAAGAAGAAGATAAGTATTGTATTTATATTAGAAAAGACAATGTAGTCATACCTTGGAAGGATTTTAATAAAAATATGGCTATATCAATTGAGTATAACTTAGAATATTAATGAATGCTTACAAAGATTATATTATTAAGCCTATTGGTGATAGGTATAATAACAGTGTACGAGTCGACGACAAAGAACTAATACTTAATACTGAAATATTTAATCATCAATACATAAATAGACACGCAAAAATAATCGCTACTCCACTATTATTTCAATCACCTTTAAATATAGGTGATGAAGTAATAGTGCATCACAATATATTTAGAAGATGGCATGATGTTAAAGGTATAGAAAGAAATAGTCGATCTTATTGGAAAGAAAATAAATATATAATATCTGAAGATCAAATATATTTATACAAACAAAATGACTGGATTGCTATGCCGGGTTATAGTTTTATTAAACCACTAAAAGCTATAAACGAGTATAACACTAAAGAAGAAAGGCCATTAATTGGTGTAGTTAAATACTCTGATGGAACTTTTAATAAAAAAGAACTAGTTGGATTTCAACCTAGTAGTGAATACGAATTTGTTGTTAATGGAGAAAGATTATATAGAGTTTTGAATAAATTTATTACAATTAAATATGAATATCAAGGAAACGAAGAAGAATATAATCCAAGCTGGGCACAAAGCAGTTGAAGAATTAATTAAAGTTGCTAGAGAAGAAATAGTTGATTCAGACGAAGATATATCAGCTGATAGATTAAAGAATGCGGCGGCTACAAAAAAATTAGCTATATTCGATGCGTTTGAAATATTAAACAGAATTCACGAAGAAGAAAACATGCTTGAAGGTAAGCCTATTGAAGAAGAGAAGAAAAAAGTGGAATTTAAAGGATTCGCAGAAGGAAGATCTAAATAATGTATAAACAAACATTATATAAGGTTGTAGAACCTATAAAATTAAACGCCATTAAAAGATTAAATAAATCTAAAAAATGGAAATATGGTTATAACAAAGAAAGTGATTTAGTATCTATATCTAAAACAGGACAGATAGGTGAAATACTTGAAATACAAGGTTTTCAAATAGCTTTACCAAAGCAACCTAAAGAAATATACTCTTGTAGCAAAATTAAATCAGAACAAAAATGGAAACAATTTCCAGCTAATTCTGAGTTTAAAAGAATTAAAACTGTGTTTGATTGGCAAGATTATCCAGATGATTTTAAAGAAAAACATTACGGATATATAGACGAAGAGTTCAAAAGAAGAGAAGAGGGGTTTTGGTTTATGAATAACGGCAAGCCAACATATATAACAGGTACACATTATATGTATTTACAATGGAGTAAGATTGATGTTGGTGCTCCAGATTATAGAGAAGCAAACAGATTGTTTTTTATATTTTGGGAGGCCTGTAAAGCAGATCACAGAAGTTACGGAATGTGTTATTTAAAAAATAGACGTTCTGGATTTTCGTTTATGAGTTCAGCTGAAACTGTTAATTTAGCTACATTAGCTAGTGATAGTAGATTTGGTATATTATCTAAAACTGGTGCGGATGCAAAAAAGATGTTTACTGACAAAGTAGTACCTATTAGTTTAAATTATCCATTCTTCTTCAAGCCAATACAGGACGGTATGGACCGGCCAAAGTCCGAACTCGCTTATAGAGTCCCTGCAAAGAAATTCACTCGTAAGAAAATGAGGGAACGAGAAGAGCAAGACGATATGGAGGGATTAGATACAACTATTGATTGGAAAAATACTGGTGACAATAGTTATGACGGTGAAAAACTATCTTTATTAGTTCACGACGAAAGTGGTAAATGGGAAAGACCTGATAACATAAAGAATAATTGGAGAGTTACAAAAACTTGTCTAAGATTAGGTAGTAGAGTAGTTGGTAAATGTATGATGGGAAGCACGTCCAATGCGCTAGACAAGGGAGGTGATAATTTTAAAAATCTGTATTACAACTCTGATGTAACAAAAAGAAATAGAAATGGACAAACAAAGTCTGGATTATATTCTTTATTTATACCAATGGAGTGGAACTATGAAGGGTTTATCGATGAATATGGCCAACCGGTTTTTAACACGCCTAAAGAAGAAAAAAAAGATCCACACGGAATAGAAATAGATTATGGCGTAATAGATCATTGGGATAATGAAGCAGATGGATTAAAAGACGATCAAGACGCTTTAAACGAATTTTATCGTCAATTCCCTAGAACAGAAGAACACGCGTTTAGAGATGAAACAGGTAATAGCTTATTTAATCTAGTTAAGATATACGAGCAAATAGATTACAACGAAGGAAATAGAAATTCATCAGTATTAACGCCTGGTAATTTTCAGTGGACAAATGGAGTTAAAGACACTCAAGTTACTTTTAATCCAGATCCAAACGGTAGATTTAAAGTAAGTTGGGTGCCTAATGGAAAATTACAAAATAACGTTATATTAAAAAATGGTATAAAATATCCAGGTAACGAGCATATGGGAGCGTTTGGTTGTGACTCATACGATATATCAGGAACAGTAGATGGGGCTGGGTCAAAAGGAGCTTTACACGGACTAACAAAGTTTTCAATGGAAGATGCTCCAGCTAATACTTTCTTTTTAGAATATATAGCTAGACCACAAACAGCTGAAATATTTTTTGAAGATATATTAATGGCATTGGTATTTTATGGTATGCCAATATTAGCAGAAAATAATAAACCAAGATTATTGTACTATTTAAGAAGAAGAGGATACAGAGGGTTTAGCATGAACAGGCCAGATAAAGTTTGGAATAAACTATCTATTGCTGAAAAAGAAGTTGGAGGAATACCAAACTCAAGTGAGGATATAAAGCAAGCTCACGCGGCTGCTATTGAAATGTATATTAATGATCACGTAGGGTTATTACCAGATGGTACTTATGGTACTTTATATTTTAATGAAACTTTAAATGATTGGTCAAAGTTTGATATAAACAAAAGAACAAAGCATGATGCTTCAATAAGTTCTGGTTTAGCAATAATGGCTTGCAATAGGCATTTGTATAGACCGCATCCAAATAGAGAAAAGCAATCATTAAATATAAATATATCAAAGTATAATAATAAAGGATTTTCGTCACAGATAATTAAAAATAAAATATGAACTTAGTACAACATTCTATAAATTTTCCATCACAAGCAGTTAGCGACTTAGAAAAACTTAGTGAAGAGTATGGTTTAAAAGTAGCAAGAGCAATAAGGCATGAGTGGTTCTCTGGCACAACATCTAAATATAATAGCCATAAGAATAATTTTCATACTTTAAGATTATATGCTAGAGGAGAACAACCTGTTCAAAAATATAAAAATGAATTATCAATAAACGGTGATTTATCTTATCTTAATTTAGATTGGAAACCAGTTCCAATTATTCCAAAATTTGTAGATATTGTAGTTAACGGAATGGCAGATAGAAATTATGAAATAAACTGCTATTCGCAAGATGAGCATGGTGTTAATCAACGAACACAATATATGGAGTCTTTGTTAAGAGATATGCATTCTAAAGAATATAATGAAATTGCTAATCAGTTGTTTGATATGGATCTTTACGAAAACAATCCTGAAATGTTACCTTCTACAGAGGAAGAATTAAAACTTCATATGCAGCTTACTTACAAACAAGCTATTGAATTATCTGAAGAGCAAGCTTTAAACGTATTATTAGATGGTAGTGACTATGATTTAATAAGAAAAAGAGTATTATATGATTTAACAGTCTTAGGTATAGGCGCTACAAAAACAACGTTTAATTGGAGCGATGGTGCTAAAGCTAAATATGTAGATCCAGCTGATTTAGTTTATTCTCATACAGAGTCACCATATTTTGACGATGTTTACTATATTGGGGAAATAAAAGAAATTCCAATAAACGAATTAGTTAAAGATTTTCCAGAATTATCTGAAGAAGAAGTTAAAGAATTAACAGATAAATATGCTTACCCATTAGATTACGTAACACATAAAGATAAAAATAAAGTGCAGGTTTTATATTTTAATTATAAAACACATATGAACGACGTTTATAAGCTTAAAAAGTTAGGTAGTGGTGCTGAAAAAGTTATAGAAAAAGACGACACGTTTAATCCGCCAGTTGAAAATATGGATGGTGGCTTTAGTAAGTTAGAAAGAGTTATTGAAACCTTATATGAAGGTGTTTATATAATAGGCGCTGATAAGTTATTAAAATGGAAAATGGCTGATAATATGATGAGATCAGATTCTGATTTTAATAGTGTAAAAATGAATTATCAGATAGTTGCGCCTAGAATGTATGAGGGTAGAATAGAATCTATAGTTAGTAGAATAACTGGTTTTGCTGATACAATACAATTAACGCATTTAAAATTACAGCAAGTAAT